ACATGTACAGGCGTAGGAAACACACGTACGACCCCCCAGTTGTATTATTATCTCACATATAACAAATCATGTCAAGTAATGGGTAAACGTGTCGAGAAGTGTAATGTTCTGTTGTTTTGTGTATTGTTCTTGTAATGTTCGTTTTTGAAATGGGGTAAGTTTTTGATTTATAAGTAATGTTCTAATGTTCGCGTTTTTACGGAGATAAGAGCTACCCTGAGAGGGGTCTCCCGATCGCTCGGAAAACGAACAAATGAAACGATTGTACTTTTACAGAAGCGTGTAATTTTATAGAAAACGAACATTATAATAATTATTAAGATTAGATAAGATATGGTATTTCTCGATAGGCAAGAATCGGCAACTTTGCGCTCTCGCTGACATGGTTTGCCATCAAAACCAAATGTTCGCACGTGCTCTAAAAAAAGCGAACATTAGCCGAACATTACGAACATTAGCCGAACAATACAAAATCATTTCCGAACATTATGCTGAGGCTCGGCGCGACTCCTTTAACTGGTATCCTGACAAGTTAGGGAATTCCCTAACTCTTAATCCGGGACCGGGACACGTAGCGCACACGTGATAACACGTGAGGCTCGGCGCGACATCATTAACTGGCATCGCAGGCCGCGACATGATGGGGCTCGGCGCGACACAATTAACTGGTCTCAAACGGCAGGCACAAAAAAACCCGCCGAAGCGGGTTGGGGTTAGGGTTTGCATACGATGGTGAAAGGTAGGTGTTGGATAGGTAACCTGTAAACAGGTTTCTCTATGTAGGGCTGATTCGCTCGACTCATCACTGCCGATTCCAAATAGGCAACAGTGAAGCGGTCTTTTATCTCTACCATCTCGCGAGTCAGTAGATCAGATACGAATCGATTGGGTGAAGGTAATCTAGTCCATTTCATGTTAACTCCCCATTGTCTGAAAGGTCATTAAGATAAATAGAGCGCCGATGGCGACCACGTTGAACGCGAGGATAGTCGCGTTGATAAGTAGTAACTTCATAATGTCTCCGAAGGAAAGGGCCCCGAAGGGCCCGATGGGTTAGATAGATCGGATGATCTGTTCGGCCAATGCTTTGACCTCAGCAGGGCGGAAAGTAGAGGTCTCTACATTCTCGCAGACCTTGATGATGTCCTGTGCGGCATCGCGGATGCGAGTCTCTGGAGGTCGAGGTGCTTTTGGCTCACTGGGCTCCAGTTTAGCCACACGTCGTTTTACCGCGTTACGGATATCCTTTTGTTTGGATCCCTTTTGCTCCAACAGATATTCGCGTTTTGCTTTTTGTGCATCGTTTAGCGAGTCTTTTGGGACAGTAAGAATCTTTTGCTCTGCCGTAGTAAACGTCGCAAAAATGATGTCATTAAACGCCGCCCACGATTCCTCAGTAGCTAGTGAGCCCTTAGACTTAGGTGAGATAAAGTGAAGCGGGGCATCCGTTCCAAACTCTGCTACTGCTAAATCGCAGAATCTACCTTTTGCCTCACGTGCTTTTGCACCCGCGTTAATTGCATTGCGGAGCGCGTTGGTCATTTCAGTGTTAACAAACACTGGCTTGCTAGTTGAATTGCTCATGTCATATATCCTCTTGTTATGACGTAAATGAATGTCGACGGGTTGTCTCCCGAAGACAGGACCATTTAACCGTATCATGTGGTAACAAATCAAGGGATAACCTGACAAGTTAGGGAATTCCCTAACTAAACGTGGCGAATCGTGATATCCGATGGGGTACCCACCCCCTATGACCCCGACGTCAGCAACGCGTAGCCATCAACGTATATATTACTAATTTGCACAAATTTAGAGTCCAATTTTGAGTTCGGCACCCCCACCCCCCTCTATATAGGGAACACCCCCCATACTGTTTGAAATCGGCGTAGCAAAAATTTTTTGTGTGTAATTTTCAAGTAACAAATAAATAATAACTTGTTACAGTAGGTATAACGGGATAGTAGCTGGGGGGCTACCCGTGCCATACAAACGCGCAAGCGATAAGAAAGCGCGGCATAAGCGATACCACAAAGAATGGTACGAACGTAACAAAGAAAAGCAGAAAGCTAGGAACGCTGAACACCGCAAAAGGTATCGCGCCGAATGGAATCAGTTTAAAAGCGAGCAGAAATGTTCGCGGTGCGGTTTCGCTCATCCTGCCGCTATTGATTTTCACCACATAGATCCTTCGCCAGATGACCGAAAGATCAGCGTGCTTACCTCGAATGGGCAGTACCGTACGGCGAGGAAGGAGGCGGAGGAGCGGTGCGTACCCCTCTGTGCGAACTGCCACCGCATATTACATTGGGATGAGACCCACGACTAAACGTAAACCATTGTGCCTAAACATGATCTGCGGTATAAATCGGCACTAACGGTTTAGTACCTGCGGAAACAACATGTCTTTAGAGATAGAACCCGAAGTCGGTGTACCGTTTTCGGACAAAGTTCCTAGTATCGATCTACGTACTCGGGTTGAAGCCGCGAGTAACACTGCCTCTATGCTCGCTGAACACGGGTTGGAGGTCGAACCGACCGCTGAAGACAACAACATCGCGGCTAAATTGACCCTTGCTTACGCTGATGACCCCGAGAAAACCTCGAAGAAGGTCAGTAACAAGCGTGCATCCACCCTACCACCCGCCGCATTGGTGGCAACACACGGGATTTTGACCCAATTTGGGCATTCCGTAGTGGAAAGTGCCACGCAAGTGCGCCATTTGGTGACCAATAAGCTGATTGAAGAGACCGAGAACCCCGATCCACGCGTCAGAATCCGTGCATTGGAGTTGTTGGGCAAGATTTCGGACGTAGGTCTGTTCACAGAGAAGGCCGAAGTCACCATAACCCACAAAACAACGGACGAATTGCGCGAAAGCCTGCGTGCAAAGCTGGCAAAACTCGTAGAACCCGCCGAAGAAGCCGAGGACGCGGTGATTATTGACGGCGATGCGTTGGATGTGGACGCAGAACTAGGGCTATCGGATGACTGAAGCCGTGTTGGACTTCTCAGATGAGGATATCCAGACACTTTTGGACAATCTGGACACGTTTTCTGCTGATGAGATAGCTGAAATCGAGAAAATCACGGGTGAATTGTCCGCGAGGAAGGAGAATCAGGCCGCATACAACGATCTGATTGCGTTTTGCCAGCTTATGATGCCGGATTTCATCGTGGGTAAGCACCATCGGATACTGGCAGACATGCTGATGGCGATCGAATCGGGCGATAAAGACCGTGTTTGCGTCAATATACCGCCCCGTCACGGCAAATCTCAGCTTGTTTCTATCTTCTATCCAGCGTGGTTTTTGGGTCGAAATCCCGATAAAAAGGTCATGATGGTGTCCCACACCACGGATCTGGCGGTGGATTTCGGGCGAAAGGTACGTAACCTGATTGCCACAGACCAATACAAAAGTGTATTTCCTACCACAATGCTAGCGCAGGATAGTAAGTCAGCAGGTAGATGGAACACGAACGTCGGTGGAGAATACTATGCGTGTGGTATTGGTAGCGCTCTTGCTGGTCGCGGTGCCGATTTACTTCTGGTCGATGACCCTCACTCTGAGCAAGACGTCATCAATGGCAATTTCGAGGTATTCGAGAAGGCATACGAGTGGTTTACCTTCGGTGCACGGACCCGTTTGATGCCCGGTGGACGGGTAGCGATTATCCAGACACGCTGGCACATGGACGATCTGACGGGGCGTGTGACGAACGACATGTCTAAGAACGCTCGTGCTGACCAGTACGAGGTGGTGGAGTTCCCCGCGATCCTAGAGGTGCAGAACAAGAAGACGAAGAAGTACGTCGAGAAACCCCTGTGGCCTGAGTTCTTTGACCTTGAGGCGCTCCTGCGTACCAAGGCATCTATGCCGACGTTTCAGTGGAACGCGCAGTATCAGCAACAACCCACCGCAGAAGAGGCGTCGATCGTCAAACGTGAGTGGTGGAACGTGTGGGAGCAGGACAATCCGCCCGCATGTGAGTACATTATTATGTCGCTGGATGCGGCGGCAGAGACCCATAACCGTGCCGATTACACTGCGCTGACGACTTGGGGTGTGTTCCTCAACGAGGAGACTAACGCGTACAACGTCATCCTGCTCAACAGTATCAAGAAGCGGATGGAGTTTCCTGAGTTGAAGCAGATGGCGATGGAGGAGTATCAGGACTGGGATCCCGATGCGTTTATTGTGGAGAAGAAGTCCGCTGGTACGGCGCTGTATCAAGAGATGCGACG